TTTGAAAACTTCCGTTACCACCTAGTACATTAACGCTGTTGTTGGCCTTCATGGTAATGTTCCCATTGTTCAGAGTTATATCACTGCCAGACGGAATCGTCACCGCGCCATTGCTAATGCCCGCGTTGCCAAACAAACCATTGCCGAAGGGATCAACTATGTAGTTAGTTCCATTCATGGGCGAATAGCCGGATGCCTTTACTGTGCCAGTGCCCACCATGCCTTGGTTATTGGTAATGGTGCCATCCGTGCCGCTCACCGCGAAGCCGCCGTTGTAGTTGCGAAAACCAAGGGCAGAAACAAAACCGTTGGTGCTGTAATTGGTGCCTGAAAAATAGGTATTGCCGTACACCGTCAAGTTTGAAAGCACCGTGGGAAGATTGTTCGTTAAATTCAGCACTAGCTGGCCATTGACCACCCCGACGGTTCCTAGGATCACTTGCGTGCCACCGTTGGCCATGCTGGCATTGGTTACGACCGCGCCAGGCAATTGCCCCAAGGCAACCGTTCCATAAAGATTCGTCGCCCCGCCGGCATTGCCTGACGTGTTATTGGTCTGCGAATTAATTAGCGTGCCGGTGATGGTTGCTGCCGTCAGCGAACTCACGCCGCTCAGGTTACCCGACTTGCCGAAAATAAACGTATTGGTTAGCGGGCTGCCGTTTGTGCCATACACCGTCAGAATGAATTGCGGCGTGCTTCCCGCCGTAATGCTGGTAAAAAGCGAAGGTACATTCGACAGACCAGCGCCGGAACCGTTGAACTGGCCGGCGGCTTGCACGTTGCCGTTCTGGTCGACTTGAAACATCAAATTGGTCAGATAATTATAGAGCTGAATGACGGGGTTACCGCTGGTGGTTGAAATTTGCACTTGCCCGCTGGCTGGCGTGGAAACGGTCAGATTGTTCGGAAAACTTTTGGCGGCGGCATTGTTCACGCCGACAAGCTGGGCGGCGGTCAAATTCGTGACACTGGCCGGCGCGACGCCGCTGAGCGCCGAAAAGGGAATGCCGGTCAAACCGCTGCCGTTGCCGGTGAAGGTCAGCGCCGTCACGTTGGACGCAACCACCAAGCACCCTTCCGGCACCGTGGTTTTTACCAGCGATTGAAAATGCCGCCCCCCGATCACCATGCCGCCTTCGGAATAAATTATATCCATCGGCAAATAATCCCACGTCTGCCACTGCGTAGATGGCACGTCGGGATAAACGGTGCCAAAGCAAACAAACGGTGGAAACGCTTCATCATCAAGCGCGATTAGTCCGGAACCAAATATAACGCCGGATTGTTGAACTTCGTTGGCCGGCGGATAACTTCCATTATACCAACTTGTATCCACCGCCGCGCTGCCCGAGAAACTCCAAAGCGCGGAGTTGGTAAATGCGTACCAGGCATTAAAGTCCGGCGCGTTGCCGGCGATCAGCGTCAGCACTTGGTTCGTCGCATTTCCATCTAGGTTGGTGGCCGTGCCGCTGAAACCGCCAACGCTGCCGCCGCCAATAACCGTCACGGCAATCGGGTTTGTCGGCGTGCCGTCGCCGGTAATAGTCGCCGAACTGGTATTACTTACCGAAATGATGCCGGCGGGCTGATAAAGGTATGTCGGCAATGGTCCCACGGTAAGATTCAACGCATTAAGTTGATTAGTGGAAGCAGGCACGCCAATGCGCCAGGGGGTCTGCGCCGAAGAAAACGTCACCAAGTAATTATTTGGCGTCAATCCCACCACGGGATCAATGCCGGGGGTGACGGTTACATTGGTGAAAGTTCCCACATAGATCCGAGTGTTATCCGTAATCACTGGGGCCTGCGATTGAATTTTGAAGGTGCCGGAAAAACCGTTGCCCCCGAACATAGAGGAAATCGGAAAGAAAACGGAGGTGGTAGTGGCATGGGCACAGACCACCGCCAATAAGGCGCAGATATAAAAGAATTTTTTCATATTTAGAAAGGAGATGTGGGGGTGATTAAACCCCCGTTAAACGTGTAACGGAATTCCGGGGCGATCCCCAGCCAGCCGCCCGGCGGTAACTGGATGGCCTGCACGCCGACGTTAAGCAGGTAAAGCGTCGTGTTGGTTGTGACGCCCTGAAGCTTGATCTGCAACGTGCCGGTCGTAGGAAATTGCGCCGGCTGTTGCAAAGCGAAGGCGAGCGCGGCCTCCGGATCGGCAAAAGCTGTGCCGGTGAAATCCACGCCGCGCCGGACGGTCAACGCAATCGTGTTGCGCCAGTTGGCAAAGTCTTGGGCGAGTGCCGCGCTGCCACTGCCCAACGCCACAGCGAGCTGCTCGATGCTGATGCTGCGTTGATGGTTGAACTCGACGTTCAACTCCGTGAGGGAACGCGACGTGTTGCACAGTACCTTTCCTGCGCTCCATGCACTGGTTCCATCCGGGGCAAACGTCAGGGTAAGCATGGCGCATCCTTACGCGGTGGCGGTGGCGGCAGCTTTCTTCGCGGCGATGGTCGCCGGGGAATCCTGCTTGGAAAACGCGCCGAGCATTTCCATTTCGGCGTTGAAGGAATGTTCCCACGTCGGAAAATCGGCGCGGTCAAATCCGCTCGCCGCGAATTCCTCCAGCTTGACGCTTTGCTGGGCGAGGACATCTTCGGCGGCGAACGCCTTTTGCCCGGAGTTGCGGGCATGGATCACGAGGTCGGCAAGAGTTGTCGGTTTTTTCATATTGTTAATTTTTGGTGGATTGATAGCTGGTTAATAGTTCAGGCAATCGGGGTCGTGAAATATGCGCCGCGCACACCGCTGGATAATGAGGGCAAACATTCCCAGGCGACTTCGCCTTCGCGAAGCTGCTCGACCCCATTTTGAATTTTGGATTTGACAAGCTGGCCGATGGGAAACGCGAGATACGTTTTTCCATCCGCGCCGGTGACGGTGACGGAATACCCCTTCGCAAAACCGGAAGCGCCGCGTACCGCGCCACTGCCCTGAATTTGCAATTGCGTGTCAATCATGGTGCGGGTCGCGCCAATGGGAATGCCACGCAACATCCCGCCGACCGATTTGATGCGTTTGTTGAACAAGCCGTGAACGGCAACGTTGTCGTCCACAAATTCAACCTTCGGCTCGAAAACCAGGCCGTCATAAAAGTCCATACCTGCCCAGCCGCTGACCGATCCCCAGGTGAGCGTGTAGTCCTGCGTGATGGCGGACCCGTTGGCATAAGTGGCGTCCACGAATGTGCCGCCGGAACTGGCGAACGTGCGGAGCGAATTCGCGGTTGACCAAGGATTCACCACGCCGCTGGCGGAGCTGCGCAGGCATAGCAGTTTCATCTGGCCGATCAGGGTTTTGACTGGATGAAAAATCATCTGCGGCATTTGCACGAGGGCGGCGGCGGGATGCGTGTCCAGCGAGCTGTCGTTGCCGTGGACAACCGCCGGCACGTCGGTCGCGGGAAAGATGCCCGCTCCCAGCGGAGGGTTGCCATAAGGCCACAATACCGCGGCGATGGCGGCGCTAATGCGCCCGTCCGGCGTGAGCGTGATTTCGTCGTAGGCTTCCTGATCGCGGTTGTCAATTTTGCCGAGACCGGCGACCTCGACAGCCATCTGGTTATAGACCAGGTCGGTGTCAATGGTGGTTCCTCCCTTGGAATAAAGGCTGATGCTGTTGAAGGCGAGGCGACCGGGAACGCGGTTGAGGTTGGAGCGTAACATAATTTATTTTTTGGTTGATGGTTTAGTTGAATTGCTGGGCGGCGGTGTCGCTGGGGATCGTGTTGAAATCGCCGTCCGGGCCAAAGGCGCGCACGCGGAAGAAACCCGGCGCGGTGACTTGCACCGGGCCAGTGTAAAGTTTCGCCTGCGGGTTGGCGGCGTAGGGATGCGAGCCGTCCGTCGTGTAATAAACGCTCGTGGCGTTCGGGGCCGTGACCGTGACGGTGTAGGGATAGGCGCTCCCGGCGGCGGCAATCTGCGGCCGCGGCAGCCGCACGAGCGGCGTGCCGTCTGCCTCGCGCGCGGTGAATTCGATCTGCCCGACGCGCAGCGCCTTGTTCGTGTTATCCGTAAATTCGCTGATGACCGGCGACTGCGCTACCAAACTCTGAGTCAGGTAAACCGGTGTGTATAGCTTTAGGATTTTTTGGGCGCGGGCGGCATAGATGCGAATCGGTATCTGGGTTCCGGTCGCGCTTTGGTTGAGGGTGACGTTCTCGACAAATTGGATCGTGAGCGTGAGTTTCAGCGGCGAAAAGGGATTGCTGGAATCTTCATCCTCCGCGCGTTCAATCGGGAGCACGAGATAGCCCACACCGGATTTTCCGTCACTGCCCTGGCCGATGGTCTTGGTAAGCTTGGAATTAATGACCGACTCAATGTCGCCCGGCTCAACTAGGACACCGGGCCGCGCGCCAATAAATTCGTCCGCCTGCAAGACCCCCAGAATGTCTTTTTGCAGCAGCGGCCATAGATCGGTGTATTGCATACTAATTTAATCCCCTTCCGACCGCATCAATGGCCGTCTGCAAAAGTTTTTCATCCGAAGGAAGGACATCACGATTGCCATCCTGCGTGACACTCGAAACCAGCTTGAACAGGAAAACTAAATTGGAGTTTATGCGTCTGCCGACATTGCCCTTGAGCCCACTCTTGCCAACTTGCCGAATGCGTCCGGTTTTGTCAGAAACCTCCTCGCCTCTTTGGCAGAGGTAATCGCCCTTGACGGTCTTCAATAAAAACAGATTGGGAAATTCCCCTGGGACATGGCCGTAGCTTACCGGCGAAATGGGGATGGCCAGCATCTTAACCGTCTGAGGCGTGATGGTGCCACCGAACACACGCATCCCCAAACCAACCACGCGGCCTTGGATAATCTGCGGCGGAATCACCACGGCGACGCCGTTTTCAGTCGGAATGCAAAGCACGCCGCGAGCAAATTTTTCGTAGAAACCCGTCGAAGGATAACCGCGCACATTGCCGCCAAGTTGTTTCAGGTGAACCATTGTCACTTGAACCAAGTCGTCGTTGACGCGGCCATGAAACCGGGCGACGCCAAGTTCGCCGATCCAGCGCTGCAATTCCGGCGTAGCGGTATCTGACGCGATTCTGATGCTGACTTCGTTCATGACGCCACCTCCGAAAACAGTTTGGCGAAATTTATCTTGGCGGGTTTCGCCACCTCATCCGCGCCAATTAAACCGAGATTAACCGCCTCATCTCGGTGGACGCCAAACGTCATGAAACCGGAGTTGAACGCAAACGGCGGAAACGGATTGCCCAGCGTGTCATCGTAACCGCCGGCCCCATTACCCAGCGCTTGCCAGATGCCGGAAGATTTCAACGCCACCCCGCGACCTTCCTGCGCGTCGCCTTCCCATTCGAGCCAGTCTTCATCACCGGCCTCCGCGCCGGCAGCGGCCCAGCGGCTCGGCCAGTTGTCTTCGGGAACCATGATGAGCGCGCCCTTGGGGCCGCGCTTCAAGCCACGCGGTACCGTGCGGTCAAAGAGGCGCTTGAATTCTAAGGCCGGATATTCGTCCAGGACTTCGGGCGAAAGATTCTGATTGAGGTATTGGCCGGCACCGCTGGCGACTTCCTGCGAAATTTTGAGCGCGAAACGGATGCTGTTCGCAATCTCCTCATTGCCGACGAACTGCGTAAGGTCATAAATCACACCCCGCTGCGCCGCCGGATCGGTGAGGCTTTGCGCCGCCTGAATCTTGTCCTTCCAGTCGGCGAGGATTTTTTTGATGATGCGGTCGCTGACTTCGCCGGAATATTTTTGGATGGCGCGCGACAGCTTGGCGAGCTGTTCGCAGGACAGACCCTGCGGCAGCTTTCCTTCGGCCTGCAACTTTTGCAGCGCCTGCGCGACCGTGCTGGAATCGCCTAAAATCATTTGCTGTGGCGGGCGATGCCGGCGCAGGCCCACATCATCGTTTCCTCACACTTGGTGATCGCTGTCGCTTTTTCGCGCGCAGCTTCCGGCGGTAGGGACTGGTCAATCAGGTTCGCCAGTTCTTTTGCCTTCGCCCGGATGGCAGTGTGTTTATCCGCCGCGTTACCGACTGGCGGGTGATACTTGAAATTGTGTTCGATGGTCGCATTCATAATGGTGGCAGTGACGCAGTCACCCGTCTTGGGTTGTGTCGTTGAAATTGCGGGCGGGAATATTCAGGCCGCGCGTGCCGAAGCTCGGCGGCGCAACGGTTGGTTCCATTGGCGCGGGGATAGCGTTGTCCGGCTGATCCACCACATCGGTGCAATCGGCCACACGATTCAGATCCCGCTCGCGGCGCGAGACGTTGTCGCGTTCGTCCTGGCTTAACTCCATTTCTAGCGCGGTCTTTAGCCGGGCGATGATCAGGTCAACGGCCACGTCGCGCAGACCCTTTGGGATGGTGGTCAAGTCGGCGTCGAGGTTGTTGCGCCGGCAACTGGCAACCTTGCGCCGGATGTGATCCACGACGCCCTGAATGATGTCGGTGCTGCGATTCGTCTGGCCGTCGCCGAGCGCGGCGGTGTCGAGCGCGTCAATCAATGCCGCAACCTTCGCGTTGTAGAGCGTCGCCTTCGTGATGGAAACCCACTGTGACATTTTGGAAATTGGTTGCCGGCGACGGTGCGTTCGCGGTCGGCGCTTTCAACGCCACCCCGCCGCCGGCTTTGGTTCAGTAGTTGTAGAACACGCGGTTGACGGTCGGCGCTTTGTTGGTCAGCACGCCGTTGGATGCCGCATTGGTCAGCGTGGTGAAGTTCACCCCGCTATAACCCGCGAGCTGGAGTTGATTCCAGTTGGTGGACAGCATCACCTGGGTCGTCCCGTTGGCGGTGCCGATCAGCGTGAATGGCGAACAACCATAATTGGTGCCATCCACCGTGAACGAGCCGCCGAGGACAACGCTGCCGGAACCGGAAGCGGCGTTGAATGGCAGCGATACGGCCAGCCCGCCGTAACGAGGCACCGCCACGATGTTCGTGACGGTCGAGGTAGCTCCCGCCGCAAGGGTCGCGGGGAAGTTGGTGAGACCGCTCAACGTGAGCGGAGTTACCTGGGCCTGTGCCGGCGGAGCCGTGAACAGGATCAGGCCGATGATGGCGGCAAGCGCCAGTGCGAATTTTGTCTTCGTGAATTTCATATTTTTATTTCGATGATTTGTTTTGGTTGCGCGTGGCGGCCACCAGTTTCCCGGTGGCCGTCACGCAGTGACTTACTTGCCTGCCGCCGCCGTGACGTTGATGCGGCGCATGGACAGCGTGGAGGTTTGTTTGATGTCCCGGCTCCAGTCCACCAGGTGACCGCGCCAGAGCTGGTTCGGTGCCTGATAGGTGCGGATGTTGCCGATGAACGAACCGGCAGCGCCCACGGTGAAGCACTTGAACGCGGACGGATCGTAGAGCGTCGCGTTCGGCACGCTGTAATGGATCAGCGCCGTGCCGCTCATGATGCGGTTCTTGGCCGGGGTCTGGCCGAGCGCCGCCGTGTCGTTCACGATGTTGGCGATCATCAGGTCAACCGGGATGATCAGGATTTCCGCGAGCTGCTGCGCGGTGAGGTTGGCGACCTGCGTGAACGCGGTGCGTTTCTTCACCAGCGGGTGGTTGCGCAGCAGGTTCCACGACGCGATGTCCATCGTGAGTTTGATGTTCTGCGAACTGCCGCAGTCCTTCGTCAGCGCGAGGATCACCTGGTCGAGCTGGTCAATCGGGTCAATGTCGGGACTGTCCCAATTGCCGATGTTCGCCTCGGCGGTCGTCCCAGCGATGACGGCGTCCACCACGTCACCGACGTGGCCGAGCGCCTGCTGGTTCATCAGCGCGCGAATCTTGCCCTGGTCGAGCAATTGCGTCTGCACTTCGCCACCGGCATTGCCGGCAGCCTGGTCTTCCGCGAGGTCAACGCGGACTTCGAGCGCCTGCGGTTTGCAGGAGAACGTGTCGTCGCTGGCCGCGAAGGCGATCAGGTTCGGATCAGCGCCGAGCGCGCGGGCGGTTTTTGGACGGCGGAAGGAATTCTTGTCATCGAATTTCTTGAACTGTCCGGTTGCGCCGGGCACCGGCGTGGAGGGAGCGAGACGTTCGGCGAGCTTGATGACATCGCCGAGGTCGTTCCAGAGACCTTGGGCATACGCGGTGAGCTGATAGTTCAGCGTCGCGCTGCCGATTGCACTTGGAAATGTGGCCATATAATTATTCAGTTAATTTTTATTCGGTTTGGTTTAGGCGAGGATGTTGGACTCGGTGAGAACAGCGGGGACGATGTCGCCCGCGACGCCGCCCTGGTCGAGCAGCGCGCCAACAACGCAACGGGCGTTGCCGGGGCCGGCGTCAACCACCACGCCGCCATCGGCGGCCTGCTGGATGCGCTGGAACGGATTGACGGTGCCGGACAACTTGACCCACACCGGGCCGGGCAGACCGCCCAGGATTCCGAGTGCCGAGATTTTGTTGACCGCACCGCCGTCCATCACGACGGCGACTGCCGGCACCGTGGTGGACGCATTGACCGACAGATTACCATTGGCATCTGCCGCGACGAGCAAACCGCGCGCCGCGCTGAAGTCCACCGTGGTGGTCTGCACGACTGCGTTGCCTTTTGCTTGGAGAGATGAATCAGCCATATATTTAGTTCGTTGATTTTTTCGGTTGTTGGTTGATTAAACGGTCGCGGGATTGTTGATCTCGGTGACCGCCTTGGCCCACGCGGCGTCAAACTTCATGCCGCCCTTCGTGAGTTCGTTGGCGCGATTACGGATTTTTTCCGTCTTCGCCTGTTCGTCCTGCGGAGAGGCTTCCACCTCTTCAGGTTTGCCCTGGCCGCGATTCAGCACGCGGGCGGGTGTGGTTTTGGTTTCGACCTTGAAGCCGAAATCCACGAGCGCCTGCGCGCGATCCGTGACGGGCGTAGCCAGGATGACGGGTTTGAGGCGGTTCAGGACTTTTTCATCCTTTACGCCATGACTGGCGAGCAGGGCGTCCACGGATGCCGAGTCAACCTCGGTGAGACGGTTCTTGAGCGTTTTGTTTTCGGTTTCCAACGGCTCAAGCGTGGAAACGCGGTTTTGGAGCTCGGCCACTGCCGCGTGAACGGATGTTTCATCCGCGTCGGCGGACAGTCCAAGCAGGGTGCAGACTGTTTTCATTTTTTTTTTTTGATGTTTTTGTTTGCTGTGCTGTCCGCCGGCTCACGAGAGACGGCGAAATTCTTTTGGCACTCCGGGCAATTCATCTGGCCCTCGGTGTCGGTGGGTTTCAGATCGCAATCGCAGTCCGGGCATTTTTTCCCGGTGGCCAGCGGCAAAGACCGATTGGTGATGGGAGCGCCGCCCTTGTTGTTGGGATCGTTGGTGAGCGTCAAGCCGTCGAGGCGCAGCGGGCGCACCCGCACCGGCTTGGCCCCGCGATTCAAAACCTGCAAATCCTTTGGATCGTATTCCGAACTGAAGAAACGGTAGTCGCCGCCGTCAATCGCGGGCTTGCCCGTGTTCGTCCAGCGAATCTGGCCGAACGGTTTGCCGTTGCGATTTTCCAAACGCATCAGCCAGCCGTAGGCGATGGTCTCTTTGTCGGGATCGTGTTTGAAATGCTCGTGGTCAATGAGCATTCCCGGCCATTCGGTGCCGTGCTTCGCTTCGTAGCCATCCGCTTCCTGGTTGAAACGGTTCACGATGCTGGTAACGGCCCGGTCGTCAATCACCTGCATGACGCCGGACTCGGCGTTCAGATGTTCGCCGGGGACTTCGATCTGATACCAGCCATCGGTCGGATGCTGGAAGTCGCGGTTGAGAATGGGGAGTTTCATGGGGTGATGGGTTGTGGTGTTTCCAGTTGCTTCAGCCAGTTGTGAAATTCACTGACCTTGGTGAATGAATTGATGCGGACAAATCCCACCTGGGCATTGAGGCCGAGTTCGGTGAGCCACTTGACCACGCGCGGGCCGGCGGCCGGTTTGGGCGTGGCGATCCACCGCCCGGTTCCCGGTTCGCGCAGTCCGCGATATTCACGGATGGCGTTGGCGAGTTTTTTGATTTTGTCGGCGCGGCTCATGGTTTGGTGGTTTTGGATTTTTTGCGGCGGTTTTTCGCCGGCTGGTTTTTCATCCCCGCGATGACACCCTTGGCGGTGATGCTTTCCATTACGCGCACCGCTTCCGGGTCGGCGGTAATGTCTTGGATGAGCTGATCCAGATCGGCGTAGAGTGCCGACAGCTTTTGCTGGCGGAGCGTGTCGTCAGAAATCTTCTCAATCGCCGCCAGTCGGTCTTGCAACGGTTTGAGATCGGCGGCGATGGCCATGTAAAATTGTTCCGCGTTGTCCGCCCCGGCCCGGTTCAGCAGTTTGAGCACGCGGTTTTTAACGGCGGCGTTCAACTCGTGCGAGTCAATATGCTGGTCAGCCTTCGCCGCCGGATCAGTGGGCGGCGGCAGCGCTACGCGCGTCAGTTTGTAACCGCTGCGCTCGCTGATTTCCGCCGCGTCAGTTTGCAGGCCGACTCCCTCGAATTTCACGACCGTGTCGGCGACCAGGTTGACGTCCTCGTGATTCTTGACGGCCAGCTCGAAATAGACGCAAACGGGCTCGCCGGGAAATTCTGCCGCAAGTTCGGGAATGTCGAAATCGCGCTGCAAAGTTTCATTTACGCGGCGCGCTTTCGTGATGGCGATTTTCTGCCACGCCTCGTCATGTTCCGCGCTCGCGCCCTTGCCCAGCCCGGTCGGCATGGCAATCATCGTCAGCGTGCCGCCGGTCGCCGCGAGGACGACATCCTTGTCTTGCGCCTCGCAGTATTTTTCAAACGGCGCTTCCTTGGCCGCGCCCGCGCCGGGGAACTTTACGTCACTGCCGTTCGGCAATGCGCCGCTCACGCCGTCCGCGACCTTTTCCGCCGCCGCCTGATAGTCCAGTTCCTTGCCCGGCGCGATGTTCGGCGGCATGATAACCACCGAGTTTGGCAGGCCGAAGATTTCCACGAACGCGGAATAATCCTTCCGCGCCATCAGCCAGTTGACCATTGCGATCAGCGCAATCTCATAAAGCGGGGAGTCCACTTCACGGACGATAAAATCCTCACGCGGCAGGAATTCGCCACCGAGCCGGTTCTGCTCGCCGAGTATCGTCTGGCAACTGCCGAGGCCGACGCCGATGCGCGAATCTTGGTTGTAATAAAAATCGCCGTAGAATCCGTCCCGGACAAAACACCACGGTTCGATCCAGTAAAGCTCCTCGACCGCGCCGTCGTTTACGCCGTCCGAGTAGCGATGTTTTTGCAATACGGCGTAGCCCCGGATGTCTGCCAAGGCGAGCTGGCCGAAAGTGTTGGTGAGATTTTTCAGCAGGTCATAACGCGAGCGCAGAAACTTCCGCTGTTTCTCGGCCATCTCTGCGGTCGCCCCTTCCGGCAATTGCTCCATGACCTTCACGTCCCATTCCAGCTCCTCGATGCTTGACAGCAACTTCTCGATGAAACCTTTCAGGACGGGGAAACGCTTCTCGGCCTTGCGCAGCGTCAACTGGAGTTCGGCATACGCGCCGCGCTCGGCGGCTTCAAAGATGGCCGTGAGCCGGGCGATGGTCAGCGCCCGGAGCGGATTGTAATTGTCGCGCCAGAGATTCGACTTGCGCACCATCTCATCCACGGACTTCCCGTTGCCGGTCGGCTGGCCACCGGCATCCGGCGTGGCGTTCAGTCCGGTCGGCTGGCCGGTCTTTGGCGGGCGGGTTTTCGTGGCCGGCTTGGGAGCGGTTTTAACCATTTGCGGCCTCCATTCTCAAAAACGGGTTTACCGCCCCGACTTGGTTCCAAAAATGGAGGCGCGTAAAGGCGTTTAAGAGGCTTTTAACAGCCCGCTGGCAGCGCCGGAGTGAAAAACGGCTATCTTCGGGCGTCCGCGTGCCACGGACGCCACAGGCGCGAAATCGGTTTTGGCGGTTCTGGCTCATTTTAGAGAGAGGAGACAGCATGTAGCGGTTGTGTGATCCACGCGCGACCGGTAGCGATCCCGGCTTCGCGCCCACGGTCCTAGGTGGCGCCGTTTCCGGCGCAGCATCGCATCGTGTTTGGCGGTTTTCGGGGCAGCCGCCACATGCTGAAATTATTTGTCCCATGATTCGTAAAAAAGTTTGGTTCGCCGCCAGCAGCCGCGCGCCGGATTTTCCAGCAGCCCTTTTTTCAGGAGCCGGTTGAAACTTTGGGTGACACTCACTTCATCCTTGCCGGTGGTCACGGCGATGCTGCGGCGCGTGAACGGTTCCGGCGCGTCCAAAATCGCCTTGAGGAATCCCGGCGCGAACTGCGGCCCGCTGCCGGGCTTGCGCACCGGCTCATCCGCCAACTCTGCCACCGGCGCTGCCGGTTCCGCCACGGGCACGACGCCTTTCGGTGGGCGGCCACGGCGTTTGCCGGGCACGACGACTTTTTCGCCATTTGCCAAAATCACTTCGGCACCGGCTGGCACCGGCGCGACTTCGTGGGCCCGGCGGATTTTCACGCCGTCCGGTTCAATTTCGATGATGAGGTGAATTTTCATCCTTCAATACTCCGGTTGGCGCGTTCAGCGACGACGTGACTGCGCCGGGTGTTTTCAAACGTGAGAATTGTGCCGGTGGAAATTTGCGACTCGCTGGCGCAAATCACTTCCGCCAGCTTTGAGTAGCCGTTGGCCAGCAGAAAATGGTTCTCGCACCCGTCCACATAATCACCGAGCGTGCCATCCTCTTCCTTTTCCCGCTCGCTGCCGGTGACGAAGTGGGCGTCCACGGTGTCGAGGATCGGCGGATGGCCGGGCGTCAGGCGCGGCAGCAACATGGCCGGCGTTTCGCGCACCTTGCCCTTGACCACATCCACCACGCCCTCGCTGGGCGTCAGAAATTCACGGACGACGCGGTCAATCGTCTCGAAGCGGTTGCACGCGATGCACGGCACGAACTTCGTCTGTCCGCCTTCCTCGAAAAACACGATGGTCTGCTCGATGCCGGCACCGAGTTTGTTTTTCGTGAAGCGCACGACCGCGCATTTCAAATTCAACCAGCGGGAGTTTTTGCCATCCCAGGTCAAGCCGCCCGGCAGCGAGACGTAGGCTTCGTTCGGATTGGTGATGACTGGCCAGTGCGTCAACGTCTGAAGTCCGTTCAAAGCCAGCGCGATGGTGCGTGATTCGTTCACGAGCGGGCGTTCGTCAATGAACAGCGCCGACAATCCCAGCCGCTCAAACAACGCCGGGGCGCGGCCCACCACGTCGCCGGCAGAGATGCGCTCGGCGGCGAGCAGCCGTTTGGTTTTGGTCTCCGACTCGACTTCGCGGGCCAGCAGCCAACAGCGGTCGCCCATGTCCAGACCGCCAAAGGCAATGCGGCCTTCGCGGCAACGCGGCGACAGATCGAAAACTTCCACCGTCCGCGCCCGGTCAAGTGTGGCCGGCGTGAGCGCCTGTGCCGTGCTTTGCGGCAGGCCGAGAACATCACAACGGA